CAGGTAGATCTCCTTGTCTCGCTACTGAATGATTTCAGTAACGAGATAGGGTACAGTCCCGTTCGTGACATAGTCACGATCCGACAAAGACTTGATAGTGAGGGCGAACCCTTCCTATCAGTCACTCTGCCTCATCTTGCAGACCTCCTATTAGGTGGCCTGCGAGATGGAACTCTCCCTTCTTATGAAGGGTGGAGATCACAGAGAGGCTCTGTCCTTCCCCTGTTTCTTTCAGGGTTCTGGAACAGAATCTTTGACGGATCTGGCGTTGTCCTTTCGGAGCCTTGCGTCAAAAGTATTGGTTATCTTCGCCAGCTTCTCATTCTTTTCAAGAAAGAGAAAACGGTTTGCGATGACAAATACATCCTTGAGGCCATTGAAAATTTCCGAGCGACTGATGTTGCTCTTAGAGATCTTCGATTGCCTCCCGAGGCTGACGCAGCAGCCGATATCTGCAAAATTCTTTTTGGAGATATCGTTGGACGTGTTGTTTCGGGGCCTTTTGTCCCGAAGCATGGTCCAGGTGCGGTATCAGAGCGTCTTGGAACTAACGGAAGATGGTCTTTTAAGACTATCTCCCCTGACGTTTCGAACCTCATGGGAATCGATTATTTTCGACCCACGTGGTATGACTCTCTGGTCGACCCTCCGGAGTTCGATATTATTCCGGCGCGGCTTATCGCCGTTCCTAAGACTAAGCAAAAGCCTAGGCTTATTAGTATCGAACCTTCCTATAACCAGTTTCTACAGCAGGGCTACCATACCCTGCTCAAACGCGAGCTCGAAAGAACTAGTGTTTGTGGTTATGAATCACAGGATCACAATCGTGATCTTGCGAGGAAGGCTTCAATGGATGGTAGTCTCGCGACTATCGATCTAAGTGAAGCATCGGATCGCGTGTCCTTGAAGCTAGTCTTAAAGCTTTTTGGCTTTAATCAGGGATTTATTAAATTCCTGCTAGCGACTCGTTCACGAACCGTATCCCTGCCAAACGGAGAAATTGTGTTTTTGCACAAATTTGCTTCGATGGGCTCGGCTCTCACATTTCCCATTGAGGCTATGGTCTTTTCGACCATAGTCATCACTGCGATCTGTTTCGAGCAAGGAGATTTTTCGAGGAGGTTCATTAAGAACCTTCTCTACAAATCTCGGGACCTGCGTGTTTATGGTGATGATATAATCATACCCACGCAGTATTACCCAACTGTTGTCCGCCTACTCGAGGCCTTCGGGCTAAAGGTAAACACTCGTAAGAGTTTTCCTTCAGGAAGATTCCGCGAATCGTGTGGCGGGGACTACTTTGGTGGGATTGATATCACACCAGTGTACGTCCGTAGGCATCTGCCTACACATCGGCATCATGTAGAACAGCTCATTTCTTGGTCAGAAATGAGGAACCAACTCGTATCGAAGTACGGTTATTCTTCGACAACAGATATGATCGACGATCATATCTCGAAGATTATACCGTATCCTGCCAAACCTAGTTGGTCGGCAGGTATCGGTAGAGTTGGTCCTTGTGATGTTCCGACTATAAGCCGTCGTCATCCCGATCTTCAGATCGGTATGATACGTGTGATGGTGCCCACTTACACTTTCCGTAAGGAATGTATTGATGGTGTCACCGCTCTTAATAAGAGCCTCAGATCCGACTTCATAGAGGATTCATCACATCTAGAACATGAC